AATGCGCCCAACTCCCAATCGGCTTGCAGGGCAGGCCCGTTAAACGTGTTGAACGTCGCCGTCGCACCCGATGAAATGAACGCGCCCAAGACCCTATCCCCGGCCAGCCATGTTTCGTCATCCATTGAAGGCGTCACGTCTTCAAGAGTTGCGAAGATCGCGTCCAAGTCTTCAAGCGATGTTGCCGCAATTCTTGACCCGACAATCCAATCAACAGTGACGGTCGCCGTCGAAAACTTGTCCTGTTCCCATGAATAGATCAGCATCCTGTCAGGCGATGAAGCGCCAACGGAACGAAACGCCCAGACGATGCACCTATTCTGCCAGTCCACCGCCGCTTGCGTCCACGCAATCGCCGCGTTGTCAACAGTGCTGTAAAACCATTTGTTGACCCGCTGGCTTCCAATCGGCTGAAACTCCGAACCGTTGGTCATGTAAAAACCGTCTTGGCTCAGAAAATACGTTTGCGCGCCAATGGTCGCAATGCTTCGAGGCGCAACGCACCCACGATCTTCAGACACTACCGACACTCGCCAAACAGTCGGGGGGCCGACATACTGCACAAGAGAAATCCCGCGCTCCTGAAAGACCATCGGATAGCGCCCGCCAGTCAATCCAGTGATAGCACCAAACCTCGGATCAAGATCGGCATACCCTGCTTGCGTCAATCGGCTTGCGGTCCAAGACCCGCCTGGGCTGTTGAATGCGGACCACTGAATGCGCGTCGGGGCGTTCTCGATATAGCCCAGCATCAGAAAATCCGCGAACCTTTCGCAGTAGCGCGCCTTGGGCGGGCTTCCGGTCAGATCACTCCAAACCGTGTCCGTATCGACATCGGTCAGATATTGGGGGTTGTTCGCAAGTGACGTGGCGAAGACGAAATCATTGAACTGCGCAAAATCCCAGAACTCGCCAGCCACGACACTTGCCGCGACCGTGGTTTCCGTCGCTACGCTGCCAACCTTGACGAATAGGTCATTGTCCGACCCGCCAACGATAACCGGAGAACCGTCATTCCGAAAGACCAACGAAGCGCCCCGCACGGGGCCTAGAAACGTGCTTTCCGTCCCCCCGCCGCTGCGGGTTACAGTCGTTGCGCTTACCGCAGGCCCTGCAAGCGGAGAATACCCACCCTCTGCCGGAATGCAGTTATTCGCCACAATACAGCCGGGGTTGTTCTGCTTGGGAAAAGCAGGCAGGAATTCACCGATTGGAACCTCAATCGTGGGCATCAGTCACACGCCCTCAATTTGCCGGTTGCCATCTTCTGATTGCCTTCGCGGACCAGATCATTCCAAGCCTCAGTTTCATAGACCTGAAACGCTTGCGCCCGCTCCCCATCCTGGATGAACTTGCGGCAGATCGCCGCCGCAGCCGCGTTTTCAATCAACTCTTGGGCCTGATCAAACCAGATGCTTTCATCCGCAGCCAAAGACGGGATGATGGGCTTCACCACTGCCGAAAGCGTGTAAATCGTCACGCCATCGGGAACCGGCCAAATTCCGATCTGACCCGCATACAGCGTGAAATACGTTGGCCTGCCTGCCGCGCCGGTCGTGTCGAAAAACCGTTCAAAGTCGGAATAATGCACTTGCCGCAGATCATCATAGTCTGGGTCGCGCATGTAGCTGATCTTCTGGATATCCGTCACATCAACCGCTGTGCGCCCGGTTGTGTCCTGTGGCCCCGTCCCTGTCGATACATCAACCGACGAATACCACGCTTGCGCCGCGACACTGGTAAGGCTGACCTCCCGGACCTCATGCAGCCATGAAACCCGGCGGTTATACCGGGCCATGGCCAGTTGGATTTCGCGGTCGATTTGCGTGTTGAGATCAGACCTTGCGAGCTGATCTGCGACCCGCGTCCGAACGTCCAGCAATGTCGTCATGCTTCACCTTGGGCGGGCGGCCACGCTTGGGCTTTTCCAGCACTGGCGCAGGGTTCTCGGGAAGGACAGGCGATGCTTCCACCGCCTGCTCCGTGTTAAGCGTCCTGCGGATTTCATCCCGCAAAAGCTGTATCTGGCGACGCCGCATTAGTTGCTCGCCATGTTTTCCCATGCCGTGCCATTCGACACCAGCATGGCCCACGCCCCATCGTTAGCCGCGAGGATAGCAGTCCCCGCAGAGCCGCCAATGCGTGGAATGACGTTCGAAGACGCGGAAACCACTGTGAACGCCTGGATGGTCTTGATAACGAGAATGCGCCCAGGACACGTCGCAGGGGCCGGAAGCGTGACGGTATTCGTCGCGCCCCGGTCGCTGATCAGAAACACGTCGGTATCCGCAACCGTGAAATCAGCCGTCTTGGTGGCGGGGATTGACGTTGCCAGCGCCCCGACCACAAGCATTTGCTCACGGTTTTTGTTAACCTGATTGCGCTGCGCCATCAGTAACCGCCCTTACCGCCCTTGCCAGCGGCTTCCTTCGGCGGCTTGGAATTGGTTTGCTTACCCATGATTATCTCCTTTATGGGTGAGGGAAAGCGGGGCCATTACAGCCCCGCCGCCGATCAGGTGCGCTCGCGCACGATGTAGTTGACGTAAAGCAGCGCAGCGCCGGTCGCGCTGTCAGTGTTCACGATTGCCGCCGTCACGCGGGCGGGCTTCGAGAAATACAGGTTCGCAGCCGAAACCACGTCCCCAGCCTGATGCCCGACACCAACGTCCAGATCAAGCGCCGTCTCGGTGAAGGCGTTCGGATCGGCGGTGTAGCCTTCTTCGGAGTTGTCAAACCCGATGTCAGCTTGCTCGTTGCCGGTGCCCGACCATGCGGCATAGACACCCGCACCCGAAGCTACCACCAGTGCGCCCGGAGGAAGCCAGCCCAGAACCACCGTCCCGGTGACGGTGGCGCTCGTCAGATAGTAGGACAAGGTATGCACCACGTTCTGGTGGATGACCTGACCTTTGCCTGCGTTCAGTCCCATGGTTCATGCCCTCCTTAGGCCGCAGTCGGACGGGCAGCATACGTCGAAACCACGATGGTTCCGAAGTCTTCCGCGTTCGTCGCTGAGTTGTCTTCCGGGATGTATTTGGTCTTCTTCATCCCCCAGATGCAGCCTGCAGCAACGCCGAACTGGTTGCCATAGTCAAACATCTCCTCGACCCAGGTGAAGCGGGTTGCCCCGTTTTCCGAACCGAAAGCGATGGTCGCCGACTGCGCGCCGCAGAGAACCGCGCGGCGGGTGTTGGAAACCGCCGTGCCAGCCGTCGAATGCACACCCTGCGTAACCCGCGAAGCCTTGTGCAGCACAACGCCGTTGTAGATGCCCAGCGCGCCGGAAAAGATCGGGTTGCCCGCAACATCGCCGCCCATCATCGAAGCCTTTTGGATATCCTGCCATTGGCCGGTCGAAGTCGAAGTGCGAAGGTCGAAAACCTGATCGTCATGCAGGAACATGACGTAGTAGTCATCCCCTTCGTAGCGGATCGGGCGGATCATCGGGCCGGTGCTGTTCGCAATCGAAGCGGTTTCCGCATAGTTGCGGGCAACGTCGATGTAGGTCAGGTCGAACTTGTCAGCCGTGGTCAGGGCTTGATCGGTCGCTTGGTTGCCCGCCCGGATGATCCGGTTGGTCGAAGGCGCGATGGTCGCGTTGTGAGCGGTAAAGCGCGTGTCGGTTTGCGCCGTGTTGCCGCAGATGTGGTTGAAAAACGCCACATCCATGCGCTGCGCCCACCAATCGGCCAGACGGTCGCGCGACACCCGGCGAAGGTTGTAGGGAACCCGCTGTTCGGTCATGCGGCCCTTGATCCGGGTGGCATGGCGAAGCTGGTTGATCCGCACGTTGTCGTCATAGAACTGGAGTGCTTCTTCGTTGCCTTCCAGTGTGGCGTCGCCTTCGATACCGTCGCCCTGCATTTGGACGTTCAGGCCGCAGGTGATGTTGTCGCCAGCGGATTTCTTGAGGTCGGTTTTCTCTTGGATCAGGCTGTCTTCGCCTTCACCGATGAACTTGCCGATCCAAGCCATGCGGTAAGCTTCCGCTGCGAGGCTCTTGGACCAGACGGAAACAGCGAGGGGATGCCCTACGCCGAAAGTCGTTTGCGCCATGATGGCGGCTCCTTTTGTGGTTACGGGATCAGAGTTTTCCGCTCACCGTAACGCCGGAGCCGTGCGGGGCGCGCTTTACGTCCGCGCGGACGAGGCGGGAACCCCCGCAAGCGTATTATGCGCCAAATATGGCAAGGGCGCAAGTGTTACCCCGCGCCCCCAAGTTTCACCCGCCCATCACACGGCGCATCGCAGCATCGCGGTCAGCCTTCGGCATCTTCGCAAGGTCGGCTTCGCTCATCTTTGACAGGGTTTCAATCGTCATCCCGCCATCATTGGCAGGACCGCCAGCCGGGGCAAGGCTTTGCGTCTGGCGTTGCGCATTGGCCAAGGCCGTCACCTGCGCGGCGGCTTGGGAAGGTTGCGGGGGTGACGCGGGGGCTTGGCCCTGATACCCGCGCATCTTGGCATAGCTGTAGAACATTTCCGCAGGGTTCTTCCCCTGCGAATATGCCTGCTGCACAATCGCCTGAACGTCAACTTCAAGCTGTTGCTCGATCATTTCCGGCGAGTTGCCGTAGAACGCCAATTCTTCCCGACGAACCTTCGCAGCGTGTTGGAACGCGGGGTCATAATCCGGCGTCGTGGCCTTGAACGTGTTCACGTCCTGCGCAAGCCGAGCCATGACCAAGCTTTGCTGCTGCGCTTCCATCTGGCGGCGTTCAGCGTCTGCTTTTTCCTGCGCCCGTTCGGTGATCTGCTTAATCTGGAATTCACGGAAGCCCTTGGGGTCAAGGATCGGGTCCGGAATGACGATTTCAGGCGGTGGGTTCAACTTAGCTTCGATTGCCGATAGTTTGGCCTGAAACTCTTGCAACTGCCGCTCGGCTTCCTTCCGGCGTTCCCGCTCCTGGTGCATCGCGCCTTGCGGCACAAATCCCGGAGGGGGCTTGTCAGGGTCAGCGACCGGTTCAACCGCCGCAACGGGCGCTGGTTCCGTTTCCTGCGGCACGTCCACCGCTTCCACGGCCTCAATTGGCGTGGTGCCCGCCTGCATTTCCGCCATGACGGCGCTTTCTTCCGGTGTCAGTTGCTCAGCCATGTTTTCTCCGTTTCGTGTGAGTTACGACTATGCGCCGAACGGGCGCGGGGACATACTTGGCACAGGAATTGGCGTGGCCGCTTCCCTTTGCGCCTTCACTTGGTTCAGCATCGTCTGGCTCTGGTTTTCATCGGCCTCAGATTGGGTCTTGGCAATGTCGGCTTGTGCCGCCTGCATGGCCAGCTTCTGCGCCGGGTCTTCTTGCGCCTTGTTCTTCTGCTCTGCCGCTTTAGACCGGAGCTTCTCGGCAAAGCTGGACGGCAACGGGCTGTAATCCAGCACGTCAGCCCAATCTTCCAAGCCCATGCCAGCTTCCCGCATGACCGGCATGAGGCTTTCCATAATTGCCCAAGTGCGCTCTTTCTCGTTCGGCGCTGCGGGGCTGTCGTCCACGATCACGTCATACTTGCGCGTTCCCGTTTCGGTTGCCAAAGGCACATATTCGGCCAATCCTTCGCGAACCAACCGAACAAGGCGACCAGTCGGGGCAATGTGATCCCGCAGAAACGACAGAATGACTTCACCCTGCTGCTTTCGGTAAAACCGAAGGCTGTCGAAGTAGACGGCAAGTGTCGTCATGCTGGCCTGCTTGCGCTGATATTCCAGCACCCCGGCCTGCTGCCGATCAGCCATGCCCATCAACTCAAGAGACACGCCGGACGTGTCCCTGATCGTGCTGATTGCGAACTGTGTCAACTGCATCAGTGCTGCGGGCATCTGCACTTGTGGCTTGGGCTGGATTTTGCCCTGAGACAAAGCCCCATCCCTGACCATCACCGCGCTATCAGCCGCTGCCCATCCTTCCTCGAATGCCTTCGCATCCTCGACCGCCCCCGCCTCATACATCACCCCGCCCTTGGAGTTGCTGTTGATAATGTGAAGCGTCTGGCTCAGCCACTTATTCGCGTATTTCTGCGGGTCCATCATCACCCGCAACAGGCCGTAAAACCGCTTCTCCTTGCGGTCATAGTTGCCGGTAATTGCCTTGAACGTGCTGCCATCCTTGCAAGGCTGATTTTCCAGCAAGATACCAGACTTGCCCAGAAATGCCTGCTTCCAGACATACCGCGTCACGGGCCGGTTCGGAATGGCGATATCAACCGGCATGATCTTGGCCAGCTTGTCCCAGTCTCCCTTGGGCATTTCCTTGCGTTCGCCGTCCTGCGGGTCAACATACTCGACCGCCCGGACACGTTCACGCCATTGGGCTTGAACCACAGTCACCGTGCTGCCAGATGTTTCCCCACTGCCCTTGCGCCCAGACTTGTATTGATCGCCGATCAGTTGCAGGTGTTCTTCGCCCTCGTCCTTGTCGGCGCTGATCCAGTCTGCATTTAGGTCTGCAAGGTCAGCTTCCGGGAACATGTCTTTTGCTTCGGAAATAGGAATGGTCCGCACTCTCGCCATGCGGGTCGCGTCTTGCAGCCCCTTGCGATGCGAATGGGCATCCCAGCACATTTCCAGCGGGTCAATCCGAACCACGCGGGGCGCGCCGTCTGTGTCCGCCGTGTAGTCCAGAAGCGTTTCCGTCCACCCAAGACCGCAGACCAGCGTATCCTCGAAGGCTTGGCTTTCCTCGTCTTCCGCGTTCGCCTCATCCCGGAACCATTCCGCCCCAGCCGTCAAGATTTCGTTTGGCTTGGCGTCCCCAATCTCGCGGGGGATGAACCGAACCTCAGTCCGATTGTTGATCTCCGACCCTGACACGCTGGCCAGAATGACCTGCACCCGGTTAAACACCACGGGAACGCGGGAACGCTCTTCAAGATCAGCCTTTTCAGCATCGGTCCACTGGTGTCCGTCCTTGAAGGCGTATTCTTTTTCCGCAGCTTCCCGCCATTCCGAAAGGGCTTGCCAATCTGCGGAGACCCACGATTTCAGGGTTTCGAAGTCAGCCATTCGTCAATCCCCAATATGTCATGCTGCCCATGCGCTTGACCTCTTGCGGGCCGGGGCCTTGGCCGCTGGCGGGCGATAGCCGATCACCAGATACCGCAAAGCATCCGCAGCATGGCTTGCCCAGGAATGCATTGGCCTTGCCCGGAACATCTTGCCCTTCTCGTCAAACTCGCGCTGATACTGCCGCAAAGCCTCAATCCCCCGCTTGCATTTCACCGCGTCAAACCATGCCGCAGGCAGAAAGCCGCGCACCGCTTGGATGCCATCATCCAGAGGCATACTATCCGCAATCACGATGTCTTTCAAGCCAAGCGCTGTCAGGGTTTCAACCCGCGTCTTGCCAGACCCCAATTCCCGCACCCTGGCATCATGCGGCAGGATATGCGGGCCATAGACATACGGCTTGTCTTTCAGCATCGCCGCGTAGTGATCAAGCCCGACCCCGCTTGCTTCATAAAAGTCGATGATCCGCTTTTGCGCTCCATGAAACTGCGCGAACCAAATCGCCGTGGTGTCGCCAATCCCCAAGTCCCAAGCCGTATAGACAGGCAGGCTTGGCTCATAGGGGACAACGGTCACTCGGTTGTCATCATCAGCCGCGCGCATTTCCTTGCCGTAGTAAGCCCCAAGTATAGCCGCCTCAAAGCTGCACTCAAACTCTTGCTCATAGCGGTCATCGCCCATTGCCCGCTTGGCCTCGATCAACTCCCCATCTGGAAGGATGCCGGTCTGCGAAGCCTTAAGCACCATCGAAAACCAGTCTGGATCATCCTTGGCGTGATCGTAAACCTCCCAGAATTCATTCTTTCCCTTTGGCGTCCCCATGAACGTCGCGCGGCCCTGCCTGTCAGCCAAGGCGGGGCGGATCACTGTCGGCCATGCGTTCGGGGGGAAGTCTGCCGGTTCATCAAGCGCAGCGTCGTCGAAGTATAGCCCGCGCATGGCGTCATAGTTGTCAGCCCCGAACAAGCGAAGCCGCGCCCCTGTAGGGTAGTCAATCCGCAACTCGCTCTCATTCACCCGAATGCCAGGAACAACAGAACTGTAAAACTTGGCGTAGTCCCATGCGATTGCCTTGGCTTGGCTGTAGAATGGGGCGATGTATGCGCAGCGGGTGCTTTCCTTCTGCGATGTCAGGCAAGTGCGGATCAGGTCGTTAACGACGCCAACGGTCTTGCCATAGCGCCGATGGGCAACGATGCAAGCCCACCGTTCCTTGCGGGCGTGATATGCCAGCATCTGCGGGCGCGGCCTGTATGGGATAACAACCTCAGTCGCCATCTTTCATCCAGCGAAAGACAAGAGGCCCGCCGCCTTCGCCGGTATGCTCGGTCACGCTCGTCTCATGCCACCTTGCCCGCGTCTTCATCCAGAAGATCATCGCAGTGGTGTCGCCGCCCTTGGCCTTGTTGAACAGCGCGCCGCCGATTGTGGCGTTAGCCTGCGCCATGGCGTGGTCAAGTTCCTCGCGGTAGTGCAAGCGCATGGTCTTCGGGTCTATGCCGAGAATATCTGCAATCACGTCCTGCGGGGTGCCAATGGTTGCATGAAGCTGCACAAGCTGCCTTTGCGCTGAAGTTGGCTCATGTTGCGCGCGGCTCATAGCTTGAACCCGTTAAAAGCCCTGCGGATCAGGTAGGATCGAGCAAGGGAGATGGCAGTGAATACAAGACTGATCCCCACGGCGTCCGCGACGGTGACCGCATAACCGAATGCAGGAAGGACCACCGCTGTGGCGGCCAGTGAAATCACATAACCGACCAGCACGTTGGCAACAGCCTCCGTCGCGCTCATCATGCGGCTTTGCATCTTTCGCCCCCGACTTCTGAGAATGTCCTGCCGTCGCCTTCCAGCGCGGCCTGCTGGCCCGTGAAGTCCTGCCAACGCTTGATGATTACGTCGCAGTATTTCGGGTCCAGTTCCATTCCGTAACATTTGCGCCCGGTCTTCTCTGCGGCAATGAGGGTAGTACCTGAACCAAGAAAGAGGTCGAGAACTGAACCAGCAGAGTGGTTCATGACTGCCTGTAAGACCAACGATACAGGCTTCATGGTCGAGTGTAGCCC